ATGAGTTTCTTGTACCAGCAGCATTGTAAATAACATTACAAGGAGTTGTTGCACTGAAAGGTGAAGATGCTTGAGCGGCTGTTGCATATACTCTTAAATCAGATAAGAATGCCTCAGTATCAATTTCATTACCATCAGGTGCAATAAGTTTACCAACACCAGTGTCAGCAAATCCACACATTTTGATAATTACTTTTCTTACGTTAGTTGTTGCTGGATATTGAGATGTTGCATCAGTAAGTAATCCACTACTCCAAACTTGAACAGTAGCTGTTTGAGTAATAGCAGACCAACGACCTTTTGAATAATCAAATAAACCAGGAGGGTCTAAAGCAGCTTCATTACCTTCATAGAATAAATCATAAAGATTTTTTGCATAAGCACCAGTACTTGTACCATAACCAGCACTTGTATCACCAGGATAGTTACCAGGACTTCCTACAGGTGCGTAGTGTTGACCACTATCACCAGCATTGAAGTTACCTGAAGGGTAAGTAGCACCAGTGTAACCTTGGATTTTAGGTACGAAGTAGAACAATTTACCAATAGGTAAGTTCATAGCTTGTACAGATACGATATCGTTAGCTAACAATTTAGAGAAAACTCTTCTTACGATAGGAAATACAACAGTTTCGAAAGAACCTGAACTTCCATCAGAAGTTGCTTCATTGATTAAGAAAGAAGCTTGGTTTTCATATAACTGAGCTACGTTTTCTTTTAGGTGGCCTCTAAGACCTTCAAGGAATCCTAATTTATCCCATTTGTTGATAGTATCTTCTTTGATAACTTTAAGGTGTTTCAAACCAATATTACCAACAAGACCCGATTCTAATAATGCTCCCATTTTCTATTTTTTTTAGTTTAGTTTGCAGTTTATTGTTTATTTTAATTTTGACATTAAATCTTTCATTCTAAGGAATTGAGGATTTTCGTAAGTTTTTGACTCAATCAAGTTAATTGATGAACCATTTGAAGGACTTTTTTGAATTGTTCTTTCGATTGATTCATTAACTTGTTTTCCTGTAGAAGGAGTTAATTCGTCTTTAATAATTTTGTAAAGATTTTTTGATTCTTTAAGAGTTTCTACACCATCAAATCTTTTCAGAATGTTAATTTTTTCTTGTTTTGAAGTTGAATGTTCTGTAAACAATCTTGTCGCATAAGCTAAGTTTGAATTAAATATTGCAACTTCATTTAATTTATTTCTGAAAACGTTTAATGCTTTTCTGTATTCCTCATTTTTTTCTCTAAGTAAATTTACTTCTTGAGATTCGATAGATTCTTTTCTGATATGACGTGGTGCTGCTTTTGGTTTTGGAAGACCTTCTCTACCCCAATATTTACCATTACCTAGTGTTCTTGAAGCTTCTTTAGTTTCCCTTTTTTCAAAATCTGAACCTTTGTGAGTTTTTGATTTCATACCTTTTTTTCCGGTATAATCTTCTTCACCTTTGTGAGTTTTTGATTTATCGCCTTTGTTCATACCATATTTACCCTCCTTAAATTCACCTTGTAAACTTGGTGATTTTTTGTCGAATTCATACTTCGGTCCTTTACCAGTATATGGTGCTTCATCACCCTTTTTCATTTTCTTTGTTGGGAAGTCCATAACCTTTCCATAGTTAAATTTAGGTCCGTGTCCAATACCAACTCCTTTCGGTTTTCTGGCTTTCTTTGCTTCCATTAAATCATCCATTTCCTCGTCCATAGAATCATCCATTTCCTCGTCCATTTCGATTTCATAGATTGGTTCATCCATTTCCATCATATCCATGTCATCCATTTCCATCATATCCATGTCATCCATTTCCATCATATCTATGTCATCCATTTCCATCATATCCATGTCATCCATTTCTTCGTCAGTTTCCATTTCGAGTTCATAGATTGGTTCATCCATTTCATACATTTCTTCATCCATATCTAACCCTTCACGTACAATGTAATACTCTTTATTAGTCTCATCATCAGATAGTTCAATGTTACCTTCACCATCTTCAACCACCGATATTTTGTCAGTATCTTTCATTCTTGAAAATACTTTCATTACGTTTTCGATTGGTTCATTTGTTAAATCAATTGTAACATCTTCATCATCTTCCATTTCTTCATCGTCTTCAAATTCCATGTCTTCATCATCCATTTCGTCTTCCATGTCTTCATCATCCATTTCGTCTTCATCGTCCATTTCGTCTTCCATGTCTTCATCATCCATTTCGTCATCGAATTCAACATCAGCAATGTCAGATTCTTCTTCTTCTGAATCAACCTCTTCTTCGTCTTCTTGTTCGTTAAGAGATTCTTTTACTAATTCCTTGATTTCTTGTCTCATTACTGAACCAAGTATTCCTTTTGCATTCTCAGCAACCGCTTCTTCCAAATTTTTCATTTGAATGATTGCCTCTTCTAAAATGTTTTTTTCTTCAGCCATTTTTGGTTTTTTGTATTTTTATTCTATAAATATGTTAATACTTTAAAAAAACTTTTGTAGAGTTATAAACAAACCCAAAAAAGTTTATTTATAAATATCCCCAAAATCTATAAAATGAAAAAAGGAGGAACAAAGTCCTCCTTTATTTTTTAATTAGATAAAAAAATTATTCAATTACTTCATCTATTTTACTCTCGACTATTGCGGTAATACGCCAATCTTGTGTATAGTGCTCATAGATTTTAGTTACTTTTGCTTCAACATCTGTGGGATTGTAACCAAGAACTAATTTTTCTAATTTTATTTTTTTTACTTTACCTGATTCTTCATCAACTAAATCCTCGGCAATTTTTGCTACAAAATACTTTTGTCCATCTTCCATATCTTAATGATTTTTTTAATTTAACTAATACCCAAGTTTAGCCAATTTTTTCATTAAATCAAGAGTAGCGTTACCTTTTTCACCAACATTTCTTTCTATAGCCATTTTTTTATCTTCGTCTAAGTTTTCAGCGTACATATCTCTATCCTCTTTATTTATAAAAAGGTAAGCCCCTGGTGTTGATGGTGAAGATACTAAGTCAAAACAAATTAACTCGAAGTCATCTTGTACTTCATTCTGTTCCCCAACCTTTTTAAGTGAACCAACACCACGAGATGAAATACCTAACGTAACTCCTTGTCTGAGATAATTCGCAGCCATATCTCCTTTTGTTGAAACTATTCCCCTCTCGTGAAAACCTGGTGAGGTTAGTAATTTTAGTTTACCCATCAATATAGGTCCTTCCCACCATACTTCAGTAATAATATGAGAAACTCTATCTAAATCTATCAAGGAGGACTCAGGGTGATTTAACTCAGACAATGAAGTACCTTTAGCAATCATTTTTTTGTAGTTTTCTGCTTCTCTTTTTAAGATTCTTTCAGGATAAACTCTTCCATTACGATTTGGGGTGTTATATTTTTGTAATACAGCATAAAATTCGAATGGTTTGGAGTGGTCTAAAAAGTTTTTAGATTCTTTTATTATTTTGGCATTTTCATCCATTGAAGGAGAAACATAACCTGCATCATATTCGATTAATATACCTTTACCCACGTGTCCTGGTTTGATTACTTCTAAGTTCATATTTGAATTTTACTATATAAATATAAATCAAATATAGTTTTATATTTCTGAAGAGTTATTTTTATCCTTTTTGGTTAAGGTAAATGAAAAATATTTGTTATTGTGAAAGTTTTCTCTGAAAACGTCTTTTGTGATGTTTTTCAAACAATCCTTTATTTCAGAAGATTTGAAATCTAAGTAAGGTTGTTTTGTAAAAAAGTTTATTTCTAAGTTGAGAAAAGATTTTTTATTTAAGTTTATACCACTCGACCTTAAATCTAAGTCCACAATAAAATTTTCGTTGAATAATTCTTTGTTTATATTGTGATAAATTGTATGTTTGATACTTCTACTTAGATTCAAAACAACTCTATTCCAATTCTCTACGTCTTCTTTTGGTTCTACCCATGTTTGTATGTTTAGGTAAATGGAGTTCAATTCAAACGAATCTACAGTACCATAAACAACTTTTGCAATTTTAAAACCTTGTATTTTTGAGGTTTTCCCTTTTTTCATTAATTTGTAACATTTTCAGTTTATTTTTTCATAAAAATAGGGGATATTTACTTAATAGTCAAAAATAAATTGTTTTAACAAATATTTGTATCATATGCTAATAATCAAAGTCGATAATAAAACACCAATAGAAAAGGCCTTGAAACTTTTTAAAAGTAAAGTTATCAAGACCAAATTGATGACTGAGTTAAAAAACAGAAAGGAATTTGTTAAAAATTCAGTCAAAAGAAGAACTGAATTGAACAAAGCAAAATATGTTCAAAAAATCAAAAATAAAATAGATTAGATACTATTATCCAATTCCTCCAATCTAAATAAATTCAATTTATCAAACTTTTCATTTGTAATCTTCGAAATTGTTTCATCAATTTTGGTGACTACTTCTTCTTCTGAATTTTGTTTGATGTTACTTAGTTTATTTAAAACACTTTCTTTAACTACTTTGTACTTAGATTCCATTTCAGTAACATCTGAAGAAAGAAATCTCAACAACTTACCCTTAGTGTTTTCGTCTAATTGTTGTACGTAGTTTTTGATTGTTTTATTTGCTATATTAACCATTGTTGATATTGGTAAATTAATTGATTCTTTTTCTTTTTTAACCTTTCTTTTAAGGGATTCTGTTATTTTCTTTCTACTATTAATTTTTTGTTCAATAGTTAGAACACTATCAGAAAACAAATTGTCAATGTCAGTATATTCGTTTTCAACATCAACACCCTCAACCCATAGTTCAAGTTTCCTCAATTTCTTTGGGTTAATTTTGCTCACAATATTTTTGTATTGGTTAATAGTTTCATTAACATAGTCGTTAACAATCGTACTATCTATGTTTGATTTATTTTTTAATTCATCATAAATCCAAAATAATTTAGTAAGATTTTTATTTTCTAAAATTGTATTTTGAAAATTTTTAAGTTCAGATTTAAATTCATTTTTATTGGAAAATGATTCCAACAAAATCTTATCAATTTTCGATTTAATTATACCAAATTTCATAATTTTTTTTATTAATAAATATTAATCTTTTAGGAGTTTACTTAGTTGACTCTCCATTTCCCCCAAATAATTTTTGGCTTTGGACAAATCAATAAAACTCATTTCCTCAAATATCCCTTCGTTTTCCAACAATATGTTTAAATTATCTCTATTGTTAAATGTTTCACCCATACCTTCAGGACCACCTGCTGGTGGTGGAGTTCCCCCTTCAGCTCCTCCTGGAGGTGGTGGTGCCCCACCTGATGTTGTACCTGTTGTTTGAGTATATAATTTATCAACATTATCAAACACACCAGTATTTGTTATAATTGTTGCGGTATTTGTAAGCTCAGCACCTACAGCTTTTTCAATTCTCTGTTGTTGTAAATCAAGTTTGATTTCCTCATCAGAGAATCCCATAACGTGTTTCTTAGCCCATGAAACAGAAGTTGGTGCAATACCCTCAATTGATGTAACACATTCCTTATATAATGCGACCTTCTCTTTCCATATGTCAATTTTTAATAAATCTGCTTGACTCGATGGGTTTGTTAAACTTAAAGTAAAATTGGATAATTCATCTTCAAAACCTAAAAGGAATAAATGTACAATCGCAATCTTATTTAACTCAGCAACCATAGATTTTTGGATTCTGTTAATTGTTCTTGCAAAACGAATATCAATTAATGATAAATTTTTACCATCACCAACTGGTTCTTCAAAACCTAAAAACGCTTTAGGTACACGTAAAGCAGTAAGTAGTTTCTTTTGGATGTATTCAATATCAGCAATCTCACCTAAGTTTTGACCACCAGGTAATGTATCAATCGGACTTGCCGCAGCGGCATCACGTACAGGAATGAAATAATCTTGGTCAACAGCCATTTGATTAAATCTCATATCCACATTACCTGTTTGAGAATCAACAACCTGACTTCTTTTGAACTTGTTTGCAACACGTTGTACATATGGTTCAACATCTTTATCATCCATATTACCAACGAATACTTTGAACACCCTTCTTTCAGGTGCACGTGATGTTCTATAAATTAACATCGCATCTTCAGATAACAATAGTTGTTTCCAAATACGCCTTGCCTTTTCTAACATTGATGTACCATATGGTAACTTTCTATCATCACCTAATAATCTAAAGTGTGCTATTTCCCAAGAATTAAATTCCATATCTTTAGCTTTCCACTTGAATCTTAGTCCTTTGTTTTCAGCTGGCTCTTCTACGTTTTGTCTACTTGCTTGCGCTGGCATACCTCTTTCCAAACGTTCAATTTCGATATTTGGTAATTGCATACAACCAACAAC